TATAAATAGTAATATGAATAAATTAAATGGAGATATTGTATGATAACAATTGACGGAAAAGAGTATGATGAACAGAAGTTTAGTCCTGAATTACAAAATTACATAGCAGTAAGACAAGAAATTCAAGTAAGCAAGACTAGACATTTGATAGAGATTGAAAAGATAGATGTTTTAACTAAGCATTATAACGATAAAATAGTCAAATTGATTAAAAAAGAAGTACCAGAATCCGAGAAAAAATAAATGGCAGCAATAGCTAACCTAACTATAGACCAAGGAACAACCTTCAGTTCAGACGTAACTGTAAAGGACGCCAATGGACAACCGTTTGACCTAACTGGTTATACAGCGGCAGCGAAGATGGCTAAAGGGTATGCTTCCACTAGAACAAGATCCAATCTATCTACTTCAATAGCGACAGACGCCGCTACAGGAGTAGTAACTCTTTCACTAACAGCAGCGGAAACTACTGCTTTGGATGCTGAGAGATACGTATATGACCTTGAAATTACATCAAGCGTTGGTGCTGTTACTCGGGTTATAGAAGGATTAATTACAGTTAGACCTCAAGTTACTACTTAATCAAACTCATTTTTGTTATAAATATAAGATAAAAGGGAGAGAGAATGTCTGACATTACAGCAAAAATAAATGTAAATACTCAATCTGGTCCACAAAAAGTTTCTGTGACCTTGCCGTCTAGTAAGGCACTTCAAAATACTGCCCTTAAATTTGCTCTTCTTGGTGATGTTGACACAACCAATTTAGATGATGGCGCTATGATTCAATATAGAGCTAGTGATGGTAAGTTTGTAACTAGAACAGAAATAGTTACGACTACTGGAACATTATTATTTAATTGTGGAACATTTTAAAGGATAACAAATGGCAACAGTAATACAGATAAAAAGAAGTTCAGCAACATCAGCTCCAGCAACATTAAAATTAGGTGAATTAGCATATACTTATGGAACAGGAACACAAGCTAACCTAGGAGATAGAATCTTTATAGGGGAAGGTGGAGTTGACGGTAACGGTGACGCAAATAACATTTCAGTAATTGGTGGTCAATATTTTACAGATATGTTGGATCACGTTGCTGGAACATTAACAGCAAATGGTGCTGTTTTAGTAGATTCAAACAAAGCAGTTAACGAATTAATTGTAGGTAATAATACAAGTGCAGGTGGAGAAGTAAAATTTAATGAAGGAACAAATAACGGTTCATCATTTATAGGTCTTAAAGCTCCTAACAACGTATCTACAACAACAACATTTACATTACCAGACGGAGATGGTTCTGCTGGTCAGTTTATGAAAACTGACGGTGGTGGAAATTTATCTTTCGCAACAGTTAATCAATACATTGATTTAGCAGGTGATACAGGAACAGATACTTATAATACTGCTGAAACATTAACTTTTGCAGGTGGTTCAGGAATGGCTACTGTTGTAACTGATAACAATGTAGAAATTCAAGCAACAGCATTAACAAATGCTAACTTATCTGGTACTGCTGGAATTTCAAATGCAAATTTAGCAAATCCTACTACAACATTAGGTAGTTCAGTATTAACTTTAGGTGCAACAGAAACAGATTTAGCTGGATTAACATCTTTAGTAATTGATGACATTACAATAAACGGTCAATCAATTTCAACAACAGCAAGTAATAAAGATATTCATTTAACACCTCACGGAACTGGTACAGTTATTCTACCAAGTGGCTATGAAGATAGAAGTGGATTCCAAGACCAATCAGTTGCTAACAAAGCATACGTTGACCAAGTTGCTCAAGGTTTAGATACTAAACCTTCTTGTAGATTAGGTACAACTGCTAATTTATCAGCAACTTATTCAAATGGAACTGCTGGTGTTGGCGCAACTTTAACTGCTACATCAAACGGTGCATTATCACTTGATGGATCAACACCAAGTGCTAGTGATAGAATTTTAGTTAAAAATCAAACAGACGCTTCTGAAAACGGTATTTACACAGTTACAACTGTTGGTGATGGATCAACTGCTTTTGTATTAACAAGAGCAACTCCAGAAGACCAACCATCTGAATTAAGTGGTGGTGCTTTCGTATTCGTTGAAGAAGGAACTTTAAATGCGAATAACGGTTATGTATTTACACACACAGGTGCTCCAACATTTGGAACAACTGATTTAGATGTAGCACAATTTTCTGGTGCAGGTCAAATTACTGCAGGTGCAGGATTAGTTAAAGATGGTAATACAATTGATACAAATCCTGATAATAGTTCACTTGAAGTTAGTGGCGACCAATTAAGAGTTAAAGCTAGTGGTGTTACAAATGCTATGTTAGGTGGTTCAATTACAACTGACAAATTAAATAATCCAGTAATATATTTTAAAGATGAAACTTCAACACAAGGTCAAGTTTCAATAGAAGGTACTTTAGAATTTATGGCAGGTGAAGGAATTAATACTATTGCAAATGGAAATAAATTACAGATTGTTGGTGAGTTAGCAAGTAATTCAAATATAGGAGTTGCTTCTTTTTCTGCTGACAACTTTACAGTTACATCAGGTGACGTAGAAGTTTCAACAGTTGATGGAGGAACTTTCTAATGTTTGGTTGGATAAAAAAATTTATTAATAAAACAATAAGTTCTTATGATCCAGTCAAACCAAAAGTATCGGTAATCGTAGCTAAAGATTTAAAGAATAAAACTAAAAAAGAATTAGAGAGAATTGGTAGAAAAATAGGAATTGAATTAGATAGAAGATTATCTAAATCAAAATTAATTAACAAAATTAAATTTAGAGCTAGAATAAACAGGAAAAAATAATGGCAACAAAAATTAAACCATATCGTTCAGAAGTAGCAACTCGTATTCCATCAGCAAGTAATATGGAAGTCGGTGAGTTGGCTATGAACGTCCAAGACGGTAAATTTTATACCAAAACAAGTGTAGGACAAATTAAAGAGTTAGGTGGTGCAGGATCAATTACTTTGCAAGACGTAACTGCTAACGGTTCTATTACAGATAGAACAATCACTATGAACGGTGCAAATTTTATCTTTGAAGGTAATTTAGAAGACGCTTTTGAAACTACTTTAACAGTAGATGAACCTACTTCTGATAACACATTAAAATTACCTAATGCTTCAGGTACTCTTGGTACGCAAGATGACGCATTGGCTTATTCTGTTGTATTTGGTTCGTAGGATAAATTATGGCAAGTATATTTAAGAATTCAGGAATAACAGTTCCAGTAATAGATGATTCTACTGGTAATATGTACCAAGCGTCTAATACTGAAAAAGCGGTAATTCACGCATTGTTTATTTCAAATAGAAGTGAGTATAGTATAGCTAGAGTAAATGTTAAAGTTACAATTGATGGAGCTAAAAATACAAATACTAATCCAACAAATTTTGTATTTGTCGCTAAAAATTTAGAGGTTCCTGTGGGTAATACATTGACACTAGATAAACCAATAAATTTAGAGAACAATGATATATTAAGAGTGACTGCTGAACCTTCTCCTGATTCATCTTCTGTTGATGTGGAGGCGTTTGCTAGTATTTTGGCAATGACAGAATAGAAAAAATGAGAAAAATAAATATTACAAATTAGAGAAAATCAATGGCTTATTTAGTACCAGGAACAACAGGAATAAAATACTTAAAGAAATTCAATGCGATAAGACGTACAAAAGAAGGTATGTTATACCTAACGTCTGTTGATCCTAACTCTAGCAATGAATCAATTGAAGTATCAAAATATTTTGAAGATGGAAAATCAGATGCTGTTGGAAGAGACCAAACAGATTACGTTGAAGAAAGACTAGAAATGTTAAATGTTCAATATTTCACAGGTGATGGTTCAACTAAAGCATTTACTATATCATCTCCAGTATTAAATGAAACAAGACTAGCACTATTTTTAGATGGTGTTAAACAACAACCTTTTACAGATTGGTCGCTATCCAATGGTAATCAGATAAATTTCGTACTAATTCCTAGTGCTAATGCTAGTATTGTGGTTGGTGTGGTTAAGAGAAGATACTACAATAATGATAGCGATAAGTTTCAACAAATTAATTATTCAGACGATACTACAACTAGTTTTCTTATAAATAGTACTAGTGGAGATTTAGTTAAAAGAAGTAAAAAAGGAATTACAAGGACAGCACTAACAAGTGATGACTTTGAAACGTTTGAAAGCACAACGGCAAGTGTAGCAACAACAACATACCAAAGTGCTGTTTAAATGAATAAATATTAGGGAAAAAGAGAGAAAATGGCAGATTTCAAACTAGGACGAATAAAATTTAAATGGAGAGGTGATTGGCAAGCAAGCACCACTTACTCACTTGATGATATAGCAAAATATGGTGGTAATACTTATGTGTGTATTCAAAACCACGTATCACCAGCAAACGAAAACTTATTTTATACAAGTCCTGGAACATATACAGATTACTGGCAAGTACACGGCGAATCAGTTTATTTCAAAGGTGCTTATGCCAATACAACTTGGTACAAATTAAACGACCTAGTTAGTTATGGTGGTAAACAGTACCGTTGTACAACAGCTCACACATCAGCAAGTTTAGTTTTAGACTCTTCAAAATTTGAACAGTTTGTAGATAGTATTAACTTTACAGGTGATTACGCTTCTTCAACTCAATACAAATTAAATGATATAGTTAAATACGGTGGAAGACAATATAGATGTACAACTGAATACACATCAGCAGCTGGTGGTGATCCAAATATAGACTTAACAAAATTTACTTTATTTAGTGAAGGTTTAGCATTTAAAGGCGACTTTCAAGTTAATACATTTTACAAATTAGATGACGTTGTAAAATTTGGTTCATACCAATATAGATGTACAACTGCTCATACTTCAGGTGCTAATTTATCAGATTTTGCTCAAGCAAACTTTTCTGTTTATTCAGAAGGATTACAATTTGAAGATTCTTATGACGCAACTACACTTTACCAAAAAGGTGATGTAGTAACTTATGGTGGGTATTCTTATGCATATATTAATGCTGAAGAAACTACAGGACAAACTCCTGCTGATAATGCTTATTGGGATGTAATAACAACAGGTTTCAACGCAACTGGACTTTATGTCCACGGAACATTATACAAAACTGGTGATACAGTTCAGTATGGTGGTAATTCTTATGTTTGTATATTAGACGCACAAAATCAAAGACCTGCACAAGCAACAGGTGCTGTTAATTCAACTTATTGGAAAGCAGTTGTTGAAGGATTTAAATGGCAAGGTAATTACGCTTCTACTACAACATATACTATTGGCGATACAGTAAGATATGCTTCAAACTCTTATGTAAATTTAAAAGACCAAGTTCTTAACGTAACTCCAGGTTCAGACGCAACTACTTGGCAAGCAATTGCTCAAGGAGATACTGCTGCTGTAATGACATCAATCGGGGACTTGATTGTTCAAGACTCTGGTGGTGTTGCAAGATTACCTTTAGGACTTCCAGGTGGAGTATTAACTAATGATGGAGATGATATTTTATGGAGTGGAATTTCAGGTAAAAACGTTTTATGGGTTGCACCAAAAGGAACAGACGGTGGACCAGGAACAGAAGCATTGCCTTACAAAACATTGGCATATGCTTGTAAACACGCAAAATCAAATTCAATTAGAGAAATAGAAAACACATCAGGTGGTACAGGTGGAACGCAAGACTTATATGATGAAGTTCAAGGTTATGCTTCAAAAGAATTAACAGTTTCAGCAACACCAAGTACAACAACGTTTGAAGTTCAAATGGGTACTTCAACATATGCTCATACATATGTTAGTGGTGGTACAGTTAGAAAAGCAGACGATAATACATTAGCAGTATCAAATGGTGTTTATAATCATACTACAGGAATTATAACAATCACAACTCCAACACACGGATTATCAACTGGTGATAAAGTTAGAGTATGGGGATTAAATTATACTTGCGCTAAAGGTGCAAAAACTTATCCAGAAGTTGGAAGTCCTTCACTTTATAGAGTTAATACAAGTGGCGGAGTTTTAAAAATAGATATAGTTAACGGTGGTGCTAACCATAATGTAGGTGATAAAATTAGAATTGATGGAACAGATATCGGTGGTGCAACTCCTTTACTTTTTGATGTTAAGAGTGTTGCAGGAGATATAATCAGAATTAAAAACGGTACTTTCAAAGAACAATTACCAATGACAGTAGGCGAAAACGTTTCTGTAGTTGGTGAATCTTTAAGAAATACAATAGTAATGCCAGCAAGTGGAACTGGTTCTCAAATTAAAACAATATCATTAACTAATAACGTTTCTAGTGCTGTAAATGGACAATACAAATATGTTCACCCGACAAAAGTAGAAAAACCTTATACAGTTCAAACAGCTGCTAACGCAACTACATTTACAATTGATGTTGGTACAGACGCTAGAGCTCACACATATGTTGATGGTGGAACAGTTACAAAAGCCGACTATGCTTCTTTAGATGTATCTAATGCTGTTTATAATAATAGCACAGGAATTATTACAATAACAACTTCATCAGCACACGGAATATCAGCAAATGATGTTGTTAAAATACAAGGTTTAAAATATCATTGTAAAGATGGTGAAAAAGTTTATCCAAAAGTTGGACACGGTTCAGTATGGAATGTAGTTATAAAAGGCGGAGTTGCAGAAGAAATTATAACATACCACGGTGGTGCAGATTATCACGTTGGTGAAGTAATAACAATCGGTCAAGATAAACTTGGTGGTTCAGGTGGCGACTTAACATTTACAGTTGCTTCTTTAGAAGATAACAACGCTTCAAATATGTTCTTATTAAATGATAGGAACAATATGAGAAATATGACTTTCATAGGTCTTTCTGGACAAAAACGTTCTGGAGGATTATACAAAGTAACACAGGTTGGTTCAACAACTCAATTCGTAGTTTCTTTAGGAACATCACAATACGCACACACATATGTTAGTGGCGGTTCAGTAATTAAAGTTGGCGCAGAAGGAACTATGTTTACTCTTGCTAACGCTAGTTATGCACACTCAAATGGTGATTTAACAATATCTACTAACGAAGTTCACGGTTTAACAGTTGGTGATTATGTAACTATCGGAAAAATGAAATTTACTTGCGAATTAGGTGAGAAAATATATCCAAGTGGTCCAATGCAACAAGCGATTATGTCTTTAGACCCTAGTGGTAATATTAAAAACAAATCACCATATATGCAAAACTGTACATCTGTTAACCCAGGTGCCTGCGGAATGCAAGTTGACGGTAATCTTCACAAAAATACTCACACGGAATCATTTAAATCAATGTTGGGTAATGACTTTACTCAAATCAATGATGATGGTATCGGTATTCACATCCTAGGAAAAGGAAGAGTTGAAGCAGTATCAGTATTCGTATACTATTGTGAAAAAGCTGTTTATGCTGAATCAGGTGGATTTATAAGAGCTCTAAACTGTTCTCACTCTTACGGTGAAAAAGCAGTTGTTGCTTCTGGTACAGACGAAGATGAAACACCAGTAAATGTTCAAACTAGAGGTATGATGTTAGAGTATGACCATACAAGTTTCCAATCTGGTTTTGCTGCTAACGATATAGAAGATTCAATTGCTGTACAAGGTCAAGGTACTGCTACAATAACAGGTAACACTTCAGGTGCGACTGCTACACTTTTCAGATACAACGTATCACTAAATTACTTACACATAGAAAGTATTACAGGTAATTTCGTACAAGGTGAAACAATTACAATTACAAAAGAAGATACAACAACATTTACAGTAGATTTATCTGCTACATTTGGAGATAGTTCACAAGCTCAAGCGGGTCAAAGAGGACCTATACTAGCAGTTAAATCAGGTACAACAGCATTAACATCTTCAAGTATAATTAAATTAGCTGCTAATATTAAATTCTCTGGAACTTCAAAATACTATAGAGTTGGATTAGTTTCAGAAGAAGATACAACAAATGGAACAGCAGTAATAAGATTAACAGAAGATATTGGTTTAAGTAAAGCACAAGTTGCTAACGTATCAACTAATATAACAGAAAGATTTTCAAACATAAGATTAACAGGTCACGACTTCTTAAATATTGGTACTGGAGATTCAGTTACAACAAACTATCCAGGAACACCTACACAACCTGCCGACCAAGCTGATGAAGTTACAGAAGAAAACGGCGGAAGAGTTTATTGGGTATCAACTGACCAAACTGGTGACTTTAGAGTTGGTGATTTATTCAAAATTGAACAAGCTACTGGTACTGCAACATTAAACGCAGACGCCTTTAACCTTTCAGGATTAAGTGAATTAAAACTTGGTTCTATCGGTGCAGAATTAGGTGCCGCTGTAAATGAATTTAGTACAGACCAAACTTTAGGTGGAAATTCTAATACTGCCGTACCAACAGAAAACGCTATATTAGGATATATGACAAGAGATAAAGCTGGTGTCGGTGCTTGGGTTCCTCCAACAGGAACATCAGCACAAAGACCTTCAGTTCCATATGCAGGTGCAATAAGATATAATACATCTTTAATTGCTTGGGAAGGTTATAACGGATCATCTTGGACAGGTCTTGGTGGCGGAACACC